AGATTTAATATTCTTACCAGAGCGACAAAACCTAGTACTAAGTCAGGTTGCCAATCCTATTGGTAGATGTTTAGCAAATGTGGCTATGAGATCATCATTAGATGGTGAAGCTCGTGGTCAGTTTGATGATATCTTAGCTGTACAACTAGCTAGAGCAAGATTTGCAGTATTGCAAATACAGGCAGCAGAGAAATCTATTCAAGCACCTATTGCTATTCCACAAGATGTACAGGAGTTAGCACTTGGTCCTGACTCTATTATGCGATCTGCTAACCCACAAGCAATCCGTAGAGTTCCATTAGAATTACCAGCAGGAGTATTTACCGAGTCTGGTGTATTAGAGCGTGAGTTACGATTAGGTGCTAGATACCCTGAGACTCGTTCAGGTAATATTAATGCCTCCGTTGTAACAGGTCGCGGTGTACAAGCATTACAAGCTGGCTTTGATACACAGGTTAAAGCAGCACAGGCACAGTTTGCTAGATTGTTTACCGATATGATTGCAATCTGCTTTGAAGTAGATGAAAAGATCTTTGGTAATATGACTAAGACCATCAAAGGTACCGATGATGGCACACCTTATACACTTAAATACACACCTTCAAGAGATATTAAGGGTGAGTATGGCGTAGATGTACGTTACGGAATTATGTCTGGTATGGATCCTAACCGAGCCATTATCGCATTACTACAAATGCGTAGCGATAAATTAGTTTCAAGAGATTATGTACGTAGAGAAATACCTATGGAGTTAAATGTTACACAAGAAGAACAAAGAGTGGACATTGAAGAGATGCGCGATTCTCTTCGCGTTGCTGTTGCTCAGTATGCTCAAGCTATACCAGCACTTGCCTCACAAGGCCAAGACCCATCTCAAATTATTACTAGAATTGCTGACGTTATCCAAGGTAGACAAAAAGGATTACAACTAGAAACAATTATTGCTAAAGCATTTGCACCAGAGCCAGTGGCTCCAGCAGTGCCAGAACAACAAATTCCAGTAGCAGGTGCGGCCCCCGTTCCTGCCTCGCAGCCAACTCCACAACAACCAAGCGGAGAGGCCCCTGCTGCTGGCCAAGCTCGACCAGATATAGCACAACTACTCGCCTCTATTGGCGGAGCAGCATAAAGGGAGGTGAATAAATGAATAAGGGAACAATCGCACCAGCACCTGTGGCAAAGCCAAAGGAAGGTAGCAATAGACCAGCAGGAAATAATGGCGGAAAAGTGTACTTCGGTACAACACCACCAGGCCGTAGAGGAAAAAAGTAATTTTAAAGATAGGAGCACTGGGTGAAAAATAAAATTAACTTAACTCGCCCAGTGCGCCCATCTGATTTTTTAATAATCATATCGGGATTTTTTTTAAATTTAACATCAATAATTGAAGCCTTAGCAGATGATTTACATCAATTAGCCTTATACCACTCTAACCAAAAAAGTAATGAGAGTATGGTTTGGCAAGAATTTTCACAAGATTTAGAAACACTAAAGGAGGAGTAATGGAAAAAGATCCAATGAATCCTTTGGCAGGTCCATCAGGTCCAGGAGATAAATCAACAAGAACAGACCAATTAACTTTAGGCTCTGCATTTTATGCAGATGATTTGGCTGAATTAAATACAGCAGCACCTAAATCAAAGACTCGTGGCGTTGCAGACAACGTAGGTGGAAGACCTGCTAATTTAAAATTAGAAACACCAGTAACTACGTTATTTGCGCCATCTCAAAAACCAAATCAAAATGTATTAGCTGGTGTAGATATTGGCAGTGATGTTGGTTCCTCTGCATTATTAATGAAAAAGTCATCAGTTAAATTATCAGATACACTAGCACCAATGTTAGCATTTGATACTACCGGCGAAATAGGTATTGTTTATCAGGATGCTTTATCGCGGGGTGATTAATGTCTGAGAGTTTCAAAGCTGCTGCTTATGCGGCAGGACTTACGCCAGAACAGCGAAAAAAACTTGATGATTTTAATAAATCTCTTGCTGTTCATAAGAATTTATCTAGTCTACCCCCAGATGTAGCTAGTCAAGTTTACAATAATTTAGATCCTTCCCAACAAACATCTTTACAAAAAAATTTTGGTAATGAAGATCCAGCATTAAAGCCTAATCGTGGCTGGCTTGGAACTGCTTGGTACTATACAGGCGGTCAAGTTGCTAACGCTCTTGGTTATGTGGGCGGTAAAACACTTGCTGGTTTAGGTAATGTATCCGATGCAATGACTCGTGCTTATCGTACTGCAGCTATTGCTATAGATCAAGATGTAAATCTTGGTAGCGCTTTTAGAATAGCAAATGACAAAGGCGATAAAGTATTTAGCCCAGGTCGTATTGGCGATGCTAAAGCAAGATGGGGAGTTGAAGCGGTAGATGTAGCAATGCGTATTGCTGCTGGTGAAAAACCTGAAGACATCTTTGTTTCTGCTACACCTGAACAACAAAAATATATAATGTTGGCAGACCCAAGACAAAACAATATTCCTGGCATATCCTCAGATAATGTTGCTGCAGCAAGAGCAAATTTTCAAAATACTCTTGATGAGGTACAAGCTGCTAAATACTCTCCTGGTCGTCAATTTGCAAACTTAATTACACCTCAAAGTATGGAAGGCTCAGGCCTTTTTTACAAGGCTGTATCAGGTACAGTAGATGCTGCGTTTAGAATTTTATCTGATCCTCTACTTAGACTTGGTTCTGCAAAACGTTGGTATGATGCTAGTAAGTATGCTCTTACTGTAGCAACTGGTGGAGATAGAGTAGCTGATGTATTTTCTAAAGCACCGGTAATTAATTTTTGGGACCGATATGGTGCTAAGTTAGATGAACTTCAAAAGGCACAATCTGCTCCAGTTAAAAACACTGAAGAAATTTTAAGAATTAAAAAAGACTTACAAACTTTAGCTCCTGAGTATGGAAATACTGTAATACAAACATTCCTAAAAGCAGATGTTCCAGTTACTAATGCTAAAACAGCACAAGCATTTTTTGAAAACACTAACCAATTAGATGAGATGCTTAAAGGCTCTATTGGTCGTAGAAGAATTATAATTCCCAGAATGGATCCATTACGCAAGGCCCGTGTTGCAGTCCTTACTACAGGTCGTCAAATACGCAATATAGATGCAGTTGGTCCTAAACTAGTAGATGATGGTTGGTTCGGTGGATCAACCGATGCTGATGGTATTGCTAAAACTATTATTAACGGAAAAGAAGAATTTACTAATATAGTTAAAGCATCCACAAAACCTACAGATATTGCAAGATTTTCAACTGCTTATGTAAGACAAAGAATTGATAGGGCAAAAGCAAAATTTACTATTGTTCCATTATTTAAAGATGATGTATTTGATGTCACAGCATCTGATGCTTCAACTCAAATATATCGTATCGCTAGAATGATTATGCCTAAGAGAGAGTCTAGTCTATTAGCACAAGCGTTTGACAGTATTGAAGAAGTAGGTAAGAAAAAAGAAGTTTATTATGGATTATGGGGAACTGTCGCTGAGGTTCGTGGTTTAAACACAACCCTTCCTGGTCAACAATTAGTTCGTTACCTAACAGGTAAGTCTCAAGCACTATATGGATTAAATGATGCTTATAGAAATAAAGGTGTTTTACCCTCTGATTTTAGCCCACTAGCATCTGCCCCAAGTTTAAAAGACTTAGATAGGGCAGCAGGTCGTAACGCATTATTTCAAAAAATGATGGGTATTCCAAATACTCAATTGGCTGAACAAGCAGTTAGTGCTTGGTCATTTTTAACTTTAGCTGGACCTCGTTATGCTCTTCGTAATGCAGGCGAAGATCTAATGATGAACCTTGCTATTGGTCAATCAGTTTGGGGAGTTGCTAAGAATAGAGTTCTTTCAACTCGTATTAACACTTATTTAGCTGCCGCTATGAAAGCAGAAGGTAAGGTCAAATGGTCTGAGAATCCTCTTGGATTTGCTATGCGATTAGTTAATAAAAATGAAGTAGATGACATAGCTAAAGAACTTACTACATTAAAAATTAATTTTGATAATGCCTCATCTGAACTTTCTAAATTAAGAATTTCATTATCTAAGACTAAAGACCCAATAGATATTTCAGATATTGAACTTAGAATTAAAGAACTTGAATATATAACTAAAGGCGGCCTTACAAAACAAACTAGGGAAATATTCGCTAGAACATTAACTGCAGGTAAGGTTAATCGTTTTAGAGAAAAACTTGGTTTAAAACCATTTGCTAAAAAAGAAGCTGATTTACTTGCAGAGCAAGTTAAATATGGAGATGTTGATAACGCATTAGGTGAGATATCAGAAAGTGCATCTAACTTTGCAAGCGGTGCTACTGATTATGTAGGTCGTGCTCAAGAATTAGTTAAAAAAACTGGTACAAAGGTAGTAGCTCTTGAAGTTAAGGTTCCTAAAAATTTAGTTAAAAAACCTGGTGAGCAAGCCTTTATCTCGCAGGCTATATCTACCCAAGATGAAGCATCTATATATACTTGGATGTCTCGTATTGGATATTATGCAAATGATGATTTGGGTAAAATTGCTATTGCTAATTTAGATAATCAAACTGAGTTCTTAAAGCAAGGTCGTGTTTGGCTACAGACTAAATCTGGCAAACAATATCTAAAGGATGCTCAACTATCTAACGATATGAGTGAGGCTCAATTATTAGATCTTGCGTTTAATCGAACTAAAGATCATTTTGTTAAACGTGATGGTAGCATTAATTTAGATTTTTTAAATAAAATTCGCATTATGGGTAAATCTGGTAAGTATAAAGTAGAGGGTAAATTATCTATTGATGATATGCCTACTAATGATGCGGATATTCCTGAAGCAATTGTAGGACCAACTCTTGTTCCGGCAGTGCCTTTAGATCAAACCACCTCAACTGTTATGAGAACGGGTTGGGCTTGGCTTGGTTTAGCAAATGCTCGTATGTCTCGTCAACCTTTAGTATTAAATGAAATAGTAGCAATTCGTAAAGAAATGCAAAAAACAGGTTTTGAAAAAAAGTGGATTGAAGCTCACATTGCGGGTATAGATCCAACTAATACTATTGGTATATCTATTGCAACAGAACGTGCTAAGGTAGCTTTGGCTACTGCTGTGCAGGAAAGAGCAGTAAGTCAGATTCTACAATATGTAGATAATCCATTAATAAGAACACAAATTGCTTTTAACTCTCGTAACTTTGCTAGATTTTATAGAGCAACTGAAGACTTTTATCGCCGTATGTATCGGGTTGTTCGTTACAATCCAGAGGCTCTTGTTAAAGCAGCCCTTACTTACGAAGGTGTAACTCACTCTGGATGGATACAAAAAGATGATCAAGGTGAAGATT